ATATAGAAGCAGTAGATACATCAGCTTTTTCAACGAAAGGATTTGCAACAGCAATGGCTGTAGCTTTATAGGAGTAGAATATGGCACAAGATTTTGAAAGAACCAAACTTACGGCAGTAGGAATAACGCCAAGTGATATACCTACATCAGCTGATTTTGATTCTGATGATACAATAATAGGAATAAATATGGCGAATAGAACTGCCAACTCTATTACTGCTTCATGTTTTATGACAAGTAATCAAGCTAATGATGATATAGCTTTTGATTTTAATATTACAGTTACTGTTGCTGGTGGTAATTTTATTTTAGATGGTCAGACAAAGCCAGCATTAGTTTTATATAGAGGGTTTACTTATACATTTGATGTATCAAGTAACACTATTAGCTCTGGCTCTCATGTGTTTGCTTTTGCTACTGAAGCTGATGGAGCAAATAGTTCAGGCTATACAACTGGTGTTACTGCAACAGGAACACAAGGACAAGCTAATGCTAAGATTACATTGCAAGTAACAGATAGCACACCTGAAACATTATATTATTATTGTACTGCTCATACTGGAATGGGTAATACAATAACAAGTACAAATGCACATTTTATAGTTAAAGATGCACCAATACCAGCTGGTAGTGCTTTACAACTATTAGATGGTGGTGCAAAAATGGTCGTACAAAGTGGTGATAGAATGTTTTTTCAATCAAGTGCAGCATCTAGTTTAGATGTGTGGGTATCAAGAGTGGATTCAATTAGTACATAATGGCATATATAGGAAACAAAGCAGACACAGCATTTACAAGTCTTTTAAAACAAGACCTAACTGGTGCAAGTGGCACAAGTCTTACACTTACTCATGCAGTAGCTAATGCTAATGACATTGCATTGTATATAAACAATGTAAGACAAGAACCTACAGAAGCCTATTCTGTCAATGGCACAACAGTTACACTAACTGGTACTGTTGCTGGTACAGATGACATCTATGTTATTTATTTAGCAAGAGCAGTACAAACAACTGTGCCACCAGATGGTAGTGTATCAAGTGCAAAGATAGCTAATAGTGCAGTAACACTAGCAAAAACAAGTGGTTTACCTTTTGGTAAATTATTGCAAGGTGTTGGAGAAAAACTAGGAACTGCAAATAGTGTAACTCCAAATTCAAATAATACTTGGCTTGGAACTGGTTTTGGAAAATCTATTACTCCTTCCTCAACAAGCAGTAAAATATTAATTATGTGTTCTGTAAATCTTTATACTGGAGCTACGGGTACTTATTATTCTGCTAACATCTATAGACACACAGCTGCTTTTACTGCAAATGGTGCAGTAAGTGGAACACAATTATTTAATGATGTAAGAGGATTTGGAAGTAATTACGAAAATACTGGAAATGCATTTGCAAATATTAGTGGTTTTTTAATAGATAGTCCAAATACAACAAGTGAAATTTATTATAATGTTTGTCATAAAAGAAGTGGTTCTAGTAGTGGTATATTTGACGGCTATAATATGGATAGCACAATTGTATTATTAGAGGTAGGTGCATAATGGCATTAAGTAAGATACAAGCAGAATCAATGAACTTAGCAGATACCTTTGCTTTTACTGGTACTGTTAGTGGTGCTAGTGCTTTAGAATTAGTTTCTAGTTCAACTGCAACTCAAACTGGATTATCAAATTTACAAATATCATTACCTACTACAGATGATTTTATGTCACTTAAATTAATATTAAGAGGTTTAAAATGTGAATCTGTAACAAACTCATTTTGGTCATTTCGATTTCGTAGTAGTGGTGGTTCAATAATAACTTCAACCAGTTATAATTATATGTGGAATAATTTACACAATAATGACAGTTCAGCAGGAGAGGGTATTTCATCAGACTTAAATGCTAATGATATACTTTTTGCTGGTTATGTAGGTGATGGAACTGACGATTCAGAAATGACTTCAATTGAAATTGATATTCATAATAGTGCAACTAGTGGTAGATACACACGAGGTTTTGCACATAAAAGTATAGAAAAAAGACATACTGATACTTATCATTATGATATGAATGGTTCATGGTATCTTGCTTCTAATTCTGTAATGGATTTAATACAAATCAGAGTTAATACAGATGCAGCATTCACATCATATGGACACGCACTTTATAAGGTAAAATCATAATGGCAAATAGAATAAAATCATTAGATGGGAAAATAGTTCCTCTAACTGCTGAAGAAGAAAAACAAGCAGATGCAGATTTAAAAGCATGGAATGATGGAAAAGCTGATAGAGAGTTGGCTGAACTAAGAAGTCAAAGAAATTCATTATTGTCTGAAACAGACTATATGGGAAACTCAGATGTTACAATCTCAGATGCTTGGAAAACATATAGACAAGAACTAAGAGATATAACTAAGAAATTTAAAAGCATGAATGATAAAGATTTTAAGTTTCCAGAGAAACCAAAGGATTAAATTATGCCTTATGTAGGTAGAGAAAATATTACTGGTGAGTTCATAAAATTAGATGCTATACCACAAGCATCTAGTAATACATTTAACTTACAAAGAAGTGGTGCAGCTTTCGCACCTGGAACAACTGAACAATGTATTGTGTCTGTCAATGGTGTAACACAAGCACCACAAGATGCTTTTAATATATCAGGATCACAGATTGTTTTTACAGAAACATTATCAGCAAATGATGTTATCGATTACATACTTGTCATGGGTAGTGCTTTATCTAGTGGTGTACCATCAACTGGATCAGTACAAGGAACACATCTATCGACTACATTGTTTCGTGATCCTCTAAGAATAAATGATGCAACGATATCAGATAATATAACAATAGGTACATCTGAAAGAGCAATGGTTGCTGGGGATATCACTATTGATAGTGGTAAAACCTTAACAGTAAATGGAGTGTTAACAATTGTCTAAAATATTTGTAGATACAATAGAGCCAAAGACAAGTGGTGGTGCAGTACAGATGCCTAATAGACCATCTTTTTTTGTTTATAACAGTACTAATGATTGGTTTAGTAATATTGGTGCTGGTACTTTAATCCAATTTAATACAGCAAAATTTAATATAGGTGGTCACTTTAATTTATCTACCTATAAATTTACAGCACCTCATACTGGATTATATCAATTTAATATTAGAATGTATGTTAATAATGATGCTGGAGTTAATGCTTGGGGAGTTGCAATAAATGATACAGTTTATAACCATGATAATGCGTCATATCCTTTATTCGGTGATTTAGCACAAGGTATTGGTACTAGTGACTTTGGTTCAACTGGTTCACATTTATTAAATCTAAGTGCAAATGATAAAGTTGATGTTAGAGCAATGCACGCTAATTTAGATTACTTTGGAACAATGACAAGTTTTAGTGGATTTTTTGTAGGATAAATTATGAGTGGAATTATAAATGCAACAAACTTAGAAGTCGCTAATATAAAAGATAGTACTGGTACTAATACTGCTATGACAGTCAATAGCAATGGCACGATGACTCCATCAAAGATGTGCTATTCAACATTTGGTCTTTCTGCGTTACATGATGCAACATCTTCTAATGCAGTAATCACTCAATGGACACTTCTTAATTCATCACCATATACAACTGTAGGAACAGCAATAACACACAGTAGTGGTGTATTTACCTTACCTCATACTGGTAAATTTTTAATTACATTAAATTATAGTGGTTGGGCAGATGGTGGTGCAAGAACTTATGCTGGTGCATCAATTATGTATACATCAGATAGTGGTGCTAATTGGTCAAGAAAAGCAAGAAGTTTACAAAATATTTATGCAAATGGTGCATACTTCACAGCACATTGTACAGCTTTATTTGAGATAACAAATACAACAACACAAAAAGTTCGTTTTAATGATTATGTAACTAGCAATACTAAAGTAGTTAATTATGATAATTCAACTATGTGTATATTCCAACAAGTAGGATAAACTATGACAAGTATAATTAAAGTAAACAATATTCAGAACAGTAGTGGTAC